AGTCGGAACGGACTCGGTCACCCTCGACGATGGAGGAGGTGGGGACGAGGGTGCGGAGGGTGCGGTCGTGTGTGCGGATGGACATGGTGAGTTAGAATGGGACGTTGGACGTGAGGTAGTCTTCGGCCTTGGCTGGAGTGGATGGTGGGAGGGCGGAACGCAGGAGGGAGGTTTCGGACGGGGTGGTGGCAGGAGGGTTGGATTTGGCGGCGAGCTGGATACCGGTGGCGTGGAGCCAGGCTTCGAGTGCGACACGCATGAAGGGGATGTAGTTGTGGGCAGCTTGCTTGCGGCAGCGGTCACCGTAGGCGATCGTCCACCAGTGGCGGAAGGCTTCGGGCGCACGACGGAAGAGGTCGGTCTCCTCTTCGTTGTTGGACTGCTCGATGGGTGCGGCGGCAGCGTCGCCGTCTTTGATCCACCGGGCGAGGTCTTTGTTTTTGTCGGCAAACCCGTCCTGCTTCATCAGCCAGTCGAAGTAGGAACGGTCGACGTCGCCGAGGGCCTTGCCCTTGTGCTTGCCGAAGGTCATGAGGTCTTTGGAGGTCATTGGGATTTGTTACGTTCGGTGACGATGCGAATGGCGTCGGCAAGGGTGGCGACGGAGCCACCGATTTCTTTGGCGACGGAGTCGGCGAATTTGCGATTGTTGTGGATGAACGGGCGACGGAGTGCCGGGTCGAAGACGACGGAGCGGCCGTCGGCACTGAGGACGGTGTAGAAGTTCTGGCCGACTTTGTTGACGAAGTAGGCTAGGTCGTCAGCGGGCATGGAACGGAGGACGTCGTCACGGGTGAGCGTGCGGACGGATTGGGCAGCGGTGACGGCGGACTGCCACACGCGTTCATCTTCGGGAGTGAATGGATTGGACATGAGGAAAGAGAAAGACCCGACGCAGGAGGTTAGTCCCACGCCGGGTCAGGGTTCAACGATTAGGCGAGTTTGACGTAGCGTTGGATGCGCGTCTTGTCACCGTATTCGGCCGACTGTTCGACCTTGGTGCGGAAGGCCACCGTGCGGGAGAGACAGGTCTGGATGATCTCCACCATCTGGCGTGGGGTCACGATGCCTGACTTCTCGCCGGTGAGGGCTTCGATGAGTTCAACGAGACGGTTGACGGGATCGTAGGTTACCGTCGTGCCGTCATCTTTGAACGTGCGGACGAGCGAGACGGTGTCGTAGAGCTTGAAGCCCGGGGAGACCGTCTTGCCGTCGACCGTTTCCGCCGGACTGGACAAGGTGACTTCGATGTTCATGTTGGAACCCGTTGCCTTCTTGTTCGGTTCGATGGCGCACTTCGTCAGCGTACCTTGGTACAACCCTGCTTTCAGGATTGGGGCCGCGGTGCGGACGGTGGTCAAGTCGACTGTGCTGTTGTCGTTGAGGATGTCGAGGGACATGTTGTTATGCTGGTTACTGCTGTTGTTGTTGGTTTGGTATTACGGGCGGATGCCCGCAAAGGGAGGAGTGCGTATCAGGATTTGATAGGCACGGAGGATCGGGCTGGAAGAGCCGTGCGGTGAAGTTCTCCTTACGCAAGGCTTGGATGGTGTCACGGAGTTGGTTAATCTCATCACGCAGTTTGCTGTTTTCGATAGTGACGTCAGCCAGTCGCTTGATGGTGGGAGAGTCGGCTGTTGCGACGACGGAGATGCTGTTGGTTTCGCCGGTGCCGAATCCGAATTTAAGATACATGAGGGGATGGGGTTGTGCGGGCAGCGATCATTTGACCACCCCTATAATCTTGGGTTCGAGCAGGGACCAGACTTGCGCCGGGGTCTTGTTGGTGACGTCGATCGAGGAGTCGATCGGGAAGGAGGCACCGAGTGCGATGTGCTGGCCGGAGGGCTTGGTGCGGATTTCGTAGACGACGTCGGACATGCCCTTGAGTCGGGCGACGGTGGCCCAGACGTCGGTGAAGCAGCCGCCGAGGGTGTCCTTGGATTGACCCGGGACGGCGAGGACGTAACGGTAGATGCCGGTGGCTTCTTCCTTGTCGCCGACTTGGTGGGAGGTGACGACGAGGTATTTACCGGAGGAACGGACCATCATGATGTAGCCACGGAGGAGGCGCGAGAGGTCGGCGTAGTTTTGCAGTTCCATCTTGTTGGTCTTCTGCCCGGACTTCTGACCCTCGGCGACGATGTGGTTGCAGATGGCGGCGGTCATGAGACCGAGGCCGTCGACGATGATGGTTTTATACTTCGGGTCCTTGCAGATGGCTTGGGTTTCCTTGACGGCGTAGGCCCATTGTTCAGCCTCGGGACGTTGGGTGCCGTCGTCTTTGATACCGGGTTGGCAGTAGTCGAAGGACTTGCCGGGGGCACGACGGACGGCGGAGGCGAGGTTCTGGTCCCAGTCGATGATGGCCGGGTCGGGGAAGGCGAGGGCGAGGTTGGACTTGCCGGACTTGGGTTCCCCGACGATGAGGATGGCTTGTGAGCCGGTGACAGAGAAGGCGGTGGAGGATTTCATGACTTGGACATTTGCACTAGTTGCAGAAGCATACGGAGTTGGAGGGCAGTCGCGTCTTTTTCAGGGAGGCTGTCGAGGACTGCGGTGAGGATGGCGGACGGTTGTGGGGCGTCAGAGAGGGTGTGTCCGGTGGTCGTGCAACCGATGACGTTTACCAAGATGCACTTGGCCTCGATGGTTTTGTCCTCGGAGTGGTGGTACTTCGCTCCCGAGGAGTCGATCATGCGGAGGAGAGTGCCGAGGGTGATGGTGTCGAGGACGGATTGGGCTTTGGACTGGATGAGTATGTCTTGCATTGGGATGGATGTTGTTGGTTGGTTGAGTGGACGAGGTGTCCGGGAAAGTTATTCCTTGAGGGGGTCCCAAGTCACGTCGCGGTATTCGTTGGAGTACAGGGACATCTCGCGGAACTCGGGTTCGAGACCGCAGACGGGTTTGTATTCGCAGGCGCCGTATTTGCCGACGCACCACTTGGTCTCCTTGGGGAGGTAGCCAGCGCGTGCCATCTCGATGAAGTCGGAGACGATGTGCATGGCGTCGAGCTCCCATTCGGTGACGAGGGATGGGAAGACCGGGATGGTGGAACGGAGGAATTCGAGGGAATTGCCGGTCTTGGTCGGCTTGCGGATGCCGAGGGCGTTGATGATGTAACCGGAGGGGAGCTCACCGGTGAGTTTACGGATGGCCCAGGAGTAGCAGTGAATCTGACTGGACAACTCGAACTCGGAGAAGTACTGCGGACCCATGATGGAGGTGGTCTTGTGGTCGAGACCGTAGATGCGACCCTCGCGCCGGACGACGAGGTCGATCTTGCCTTTTTGCACGACGGTGATGGTGTCAACGTGCCGCTCGACGATGGATTGGTCGGGGTTGCGGACCCACAGCTTGGCGTTGATGGCGATGGTGCCGAGGGGCTGGGCGAACGGGAGTTCGACGAACTTGGCGCCGTTCGGGAAGGTGAAGACGTCGAAGTCTTCGAGGGAGTGGACGTCGGTGTACTTCTTGATCGCGGCGACGGCCATGCCGTAGTTACGGAAGTCGTCGGGGTCGGGGGTCCAGTTGGCAAAGCCGGTGTTGACCGCGTCGATCATCTTGGCGGCGAGGTCGGAGTCGAGGTAGTGGGAACCGTCGCGGTAGCGGACTTCGAGAGCTTTGTGCATGATCTTACCGAACTCGAGTGCGGTCTTCTTGCGGTTGCCCTCGCGCTTGTGGCAGACGTAGTAACCGCCAGCGCGCTTGCAGGTCATGATCTTTTCTTGGGTCGAGTTGTCGATGAACAATGCGTCATCGACGAGGGGGATGGGCCAGACGTTGGGAGGGATGGTGGACATGAGGATAAAGGGTGGAGGGTTAGACGTCGTATTCGGCGGACAGAATGTCAATCGAGGCGGTCTTTTCGGACTTGGCTGCGGAGGCTTTCTTGGCGGGTTTGGTGCCGAGATTGATTGACTTGGAGAAGGATTGGGCGGAGGTGCGGAGGGATCGGAGATGGGTGACGTATTGCTGTTGCTCGTCGGCGGTCATGTCATGCATCGGCTTTCCGAGCAGCGCGTGCAGCGGGAGATTTGCGAAGTCGGTCGACGGGCGGGGTGGGGATGACTGGGAGGTCGGTGCCGGTGACGATGAAGTGGAGGAGGCGGGATTGGTCGGAGTCATTTTCGAAGGCGAGGTTGTGGGTACGGATGAAGTCGGCGGTGCGTTTGAGAGCGTGGGTGAGAAGGAGGGTGTAGAGGTTACGATCAGGGATGACGGTCATGAGAAGACCCTTGTCGACTGGGTCGACGTAGGCCTGGAGCTTGTCCATGTCGGCGGACTTGAGCGACGCGTACGGGGAGGGTGGGAGGGTGAGCATGGTTAGAGGAGAATGGTTTCGTTACGGACGGGGTCATAGTGAAATGCGATGTCGTGGGAGGTGGTGAGGTCTGCGGTGAGAGCAGGGTCGAGCTGACCCGGAAAGGCGATGGCTTGTGAGATGATGTTGGTGATGCGGAGGTCGACCATGCGACGGACGGCTGAGTCGGTGCAGTCGTTTGCACGAAGGACGTCAGCCGAGGCGGTGGGTCGGAGCGAGGGGGAGTTGATGATGGTTTTGGTGCGGAGGTGCTTGGACAGGTCGCCTTGAACCTCGTTGAAATGGATGGGGGCAGAGGCGGAGTGACCACCCTTGGGGCGCTTGGAGCGGAACCAGATTTGCATGGCCGAGTCGGGTCCGGCGATGACGAAGTGTCCGTCGTGACGCCAGAAGAGGTCCCAGACGACCGGGTCAATGGCGGAGCGCCAGCGGTCGGCGTTGGGGCCTTTGCCGTTGAGACGGAGGCCAGAGAGTGAGTCGCGCATACGGGCCGCGACGGTGTTGGGCGAGAGACCGCCTGTGATGGTGATCAGGGTGTCGTTGCCGGAGTCGAACGCGAGCAGGGCGTCTTTGAAGTATGGTTCGAAGGAGAGGAACTTGGGGAGGCCAAGACGAGGGTGGATGTGGGATGTGAGCATAGGTTAAGATGGGTCGGCTGTCGCGGCGAGTGCGGCAGCGGCGGTGGTGACCATGGCGTTTCCGGCAGCAATGGGGTTGGTGTCGCTGTTGGACCACCATTGCTGTTCGATACGGTCGCAGGCTAGGCGCAGAACCCGCACCTTGGCCTCGGCTGCGTCCCGCTCACGCATCACGTCGCGCATAATCGCAGCGCGGAGTTCGGTGGCGGCGCGTTCGGCTCGGGCGATGGCATCTTTGCGTTCCGCGTGGTGCGCTTGCGCATTTTGTATTACCTCTCGTTGCCACTCGCGCAGTAGATTCAGCTCCACGACTAGATTATTTCGCTCATCCGTGAGAGCCTTTGCGTGTCGATTTGCTTCGGCAATTAGGTGGTCGCTCATTTTGCAGACTCCTTTCGCATATTCAACAATGCTCGTTTCATGATACGTTTCAAAAATGCTTTAGTTATCACGGTGT